GTCCTCGCTAGTGACCATGTTCGCGCCTCTCGTTCTCCCGCTGCTCCCTGAGCCAGAGCCGCTCGCGTTGCTCACAATCCTCCTTGGCCTTCTCGGCAGCCACCGCCCGCCTCTCTGTGGCTTCCTGTAGGGACCGAGACTGTTCCCAGAGTTGCGCGGCCTCGCTCGTGTTGATCCGCCCACTCTGCTGTCTGCTGAATCGTAGGTAGAGCCCGGCACCGCCGATGGCGGCTACGCCCCAGGGGATAAGCAACGCGACCCATGTATCCACTCATTCACACACCAGGGTCTTGGAGTTCCACAGAGCGAAGTGCCCGCCGGCACGGACGTCACCTTGAATCACGGCGTAGTAGGCCAGCGTCCGTACACAGGCGATCTTCGTCTGGACCCGGACATGCTTGCATCCGCCAGAATCGCAGTGGCGCGTCTTCTCTTCGGTGATCCGACCGCTGCCAGCCTCGACGATGAACACGGTCACGAAAATATGGGCATGCTTCCTGCTCACTACGTATGTGCCGCGGGCCTTGGCCTCGCCGTCGATCATGGCAAATCGGTGCTCCCGGATCTGCGATGTGCCATGCGCCCACGCTGGGATCACTGCGGCCATGATTAGGAGGAACAGTAGGCAGACCGTGGCGCGTCTCATCCACTGATGAAGTAGCTGTAGTGCCAGGGCTCGTCCAATCGAGCCTGGTGCCAGCCCTCAGCCTTCAGTGCCGCCCGCATCATGGCTTGGTTGGGTGCCGCGGTGCTCACGTCGATGGCCAGGCCTCGGGTATGCAGTGTGCCGTTCGGACTGGCGTAGCGGTTGGGATCCCTTCGGTAACACTCGGCCTGAAATGCACAAGACCGCCAGGATCCGGTCAACGGGATGGCCCGCCACTTCCGGTTCGTTCGCTTCCCGTATCGGACCTCGGCAGCCTTGAACGCCCGCATGGCGGCGGCCTGGAGCTTGACCGGCGAACCACCGGCGGGAGGCTGATCGTAGAGACGCATGTTGGGGTAGTCGTCCTTGCAGACACCGCCCCAATGCACAACGCCATAAGAAGTCTTAGTGTCGGTCATGCTAGCTTCACCGCCCAGAGAGTTGAGTTTGCGTTCATCACTAGGGCCGAGCCATTCGATGTATTCTGTGCCCACTGAAGAATGAGGGTGCCAGTATTAGATCCGTTCACCACTAAACCTTCAATCGGCACGAACTCCCCAATCGTACCAACGATGATGTCCACGGCCGATGAGGGCGATGTTGAAGTAATCCATCGCATCGGATGGACAGCTCCCCCGACATCGTAGTAGACGGTAGTCAAAGCGATTTGACAGCTTGTCGGGAATGTGAACGCAATCTTGATATTCGATGTGGCTGCTCCGCCAGTAATCCGTAAACCGAAGCGAACATGATAGACACCATTTGCCACAAGAGGCAGTCGTAGATGATCATCGTCCTGGAGGACGGTAGAGGACGAGAGTGGTTCATCCGAAGGCTTGCGAACTTCAAGATGCGTTACGGCCGTGTTGAAGTTGTCCACATGTTCGTCATTCCAAATTGCCGCGGTCACAAGGAAATCGGTTGCCCTTGTCACTGGAGCCGTAAACGCCATTGCTTCCCCCCTATCCCAACTTCGTCGTCACACCGAGTTCGGAGAACCCGGGCGTCCCCAGATACCAGGCGTCGAGCAGAGGCACTACCGCAGCGAGGTCCCAGGTGATCTCCCAGAACTGCCCAATGTTGTATGTGATCCCGATCACATAGCAGTCCAGCGAGATCATGTCTCCACCGCCAGGCGGACGCCGATTCACCTTTATCTTGCTCATCAGCGGCATCCCAAGGATGAGAGGCCAGATCGTGCTCTCAGCTTTAGGCCGCAGGACGAGACGCATCGGATAGACGGGCGGCTCATCGAAAGTCGAGAGGAGTTCGCTCGCCAGATTAGAAGCTGCTCCGGAAGTAGCGAATAGCGTGTCCGTTATTGGCAGGGTACGAGGACCATCTCCGTTATCAATCGACTCTTGATCCTTTGCGATGTATGTGGTCACGTCATCGCGACGGGTCACGCGAACGTCGTTGTACCACAGCACGTCATCGAAGTTGATACTAAGATCGAAGTAATCGTGCTCGCCATCCCCATCACCCCATACACTTAGGACTGGAGCGTGAGGTAATGGCTTCTGCTTGAATACCACGTCACCCGATGGCCCGATATAGAGCGTCCCGCGGTCAGTGTTCTCCGCGACATTCAGAAGATGCTCCAGCATATTCCCCGTGGCATTGAGAGCCATGATCGTCGAGCGGCCCTCGTCAAAAAACCGCAGCGAATGGCCAAGGAACGTGGTCGATCCGAGCTCTGAAGAGCCGATCTTTCCAAGCTGCCACCAGGTGGTTCCCTCTGGGATAGTTCCCGATTCCGGCCAACCGAAAGCGGTCAGTACAGCAGCGATGTGATCGCCAGCCGGCATCTCAGCGATCGCCTGGTTCTCCAGCTCATACCGAGCCATCAGTGAGAACGCGTCTTCACACTCAATCACGCTAAGCGCGTCCTTCCGTGCTGGCCATGTCTGCGGATAGGAGCGGATGAACCCTCGGAACATGGGAAAGGTGCTCCCATTCCAGACCGCCTCGCACTTGACGTGATTCAAAGGCTTTAGGGGTCCCGGGCCACCAAATGTTCCCTCGCCCCACGCTCCTTCACCGAATCCCGGCATCGCCGTTGGATCTAACCCGCGGTCCTGGTTATCCAGGGGAGCGCGCATCGTCCCAACTTCTGTTCTACTTAGAGTGCGCTGGCGCCCCTGATGGATAGAGAGCCCATTGCGTAGACGACCAGACCAGTCCGTCCAGTCAGTCGGAATGATAAGTGGCGGCGTGGTGAGATCCGCCTTGATAATGATGTCAGGAAAAGGCATTAGAACGACGCTCCACGAGGACAAGACCGGCCAAGGCGGTGAGATTCCGCCTGTCCATCTGAACGGTGAGTGTGGGTAGCGACATATCATGCGGACCTAGAACGCCACTCCCGCCAAGATGTCATTCCAGGTGCCATCGGTGCGGTTAGCGAACTTGAGGTTGTTGGCTGTGCCGTTGTTGGTATACAGGTACGGCGTCACTGACGCCCCGTTGACCTGGTTGAACGAGACGAGGCTCCGGTCTACCGGGTTCGTGGCAATGCCGTAGCCGAGCGTGCCTTCGACGATGTTGCCGGATAGATCGAAGCGCTGGCACTTGTCTAGGCGGACTGCGTACTCGGTAGAGTTATTCGCTTTGACTATATTGCCCTTGACATAGCCCCGGGTGAATACCAAACCGGACTGACTATTGAAGAAGAAGATCTCGTTTAGGTTCCTGGTGAGTGCCGAGCGAACCATGTTGTCCTCAACGTAGATGTCTTCGTAGACGTTCCCGGTAGGCGTACCACCGCCCTGCTGCTTGAAGGCAATTGACTCGCCCGTACCTGCGGTACTGTCATGCAGGATTTGGTTGCCTCGAATATAGATGCCCTTTACGAGGCTGTTATTCGGGCCGCCAGTCTCCTGCTGGAAGAGGATTCCAGCCTTGCGTGGATCAATGATGATGTTGTCCTCGTAGTGATAGTCATAAGCGTAGTATCCATTTGCGACCGCGAACCAGGAGATTGCCGCTGTCCCTGCGGCACCCTCGATGATGTTATCCCGGCAGTAGACCCGGTAGTTGTTGTCTGCCTCCAGGAACTCGATGTCCTTACTGCGATTGCGCTCCACCCAGAGGTCAGTGCCATTCTGGAAGACGATGGCATAGTGGTCGTAGCTAGACCAGGATGCGTTGAGGTTCGAGTCGTAGAAGTAGCAATCTTGCACCCAAACGCGGTTGCAGAGGTTGAAGTTGAGTCCCCCATACCTCTCAATATTGTTGAAGTCGATGGTCGCGCCGACAATACGAATGTCGTTGCAGTTGGTGAAGGTGGCAATACGCTGCTGGTCTGGAGAACCGACTGCGAGTTTCTTGAGCTTCGCTCCGCCCGCGAAGTTGAGGGTCACATTACTTAGACCGTCAAAGATGAGCCCATCTTGCCCGGTACCGCCGCCGCCAATGGCGTAGATGTTGCCGGGGAAGTGGATGGTTCGGTTTGAACCGATGGCATTCTGAATAGCCGCCCTATCGTTTGTCGTGCCGTCACCAACAGGCCCGAACATGTTCACGTCTACATGGAAGTTGTGAAGGGTCGGATGGACGTCCCGCATAGGTGTCGTGTTTGTAGGCTGCGTCATTACCCCAACCCCAGACTAACTCGTGATCCCTTGAGCTTGAGCAGTTGGTCTCGGGAGATTCGGGCAAATGCCTGCCCGTCAATCTCCAAGACAACGTCGCCGCTGGCCCCACCCCCGGCCCCATTCGCGATGATCCGGCCTGAAGAATTCGGGACGAACAGTTCCGGTCCTCGTTCACCAACGACATACGGAGAGAATGCGGAGACGGGACCGCCGTGCTGGCGCGATCCCCAATGTGTTTCCCTAGTCGTAATGATTGACACGGCCGTGGAGACATGAGCTGGCACGCTGTTCAGGGCACCGATGTATTCACGAACATCGGCCAGCAAATCACGCAGATCCTTGCCCTGAAGTCCGAACTCCTTGGCAAGGTCTCGGACCGTTCCCATGACATCATGCTGGCTCTTGTTCGACTTAATCAGTTCTGCTGCGTAATCCGCCAGTCCTTGCTCCAAGGAGAGTTGAGCTTCCAAACCCGACAGCGTGGCATCGCGATAGGCCTCGGTCTCTTGCTTGCCCTTCCTCTGGAGCTCGTTGAGTTCCTTATGTGCCGCCTGGAGCTGGTCAGCAGCGCCGATGAGTCCGAGGAAGCCACCCGCGAGCTGGAGCTCCGCAATACGTTGTGCTCGCGCTTCTTCTGCCGCCTTCTTGTGTGCATCGGCCAGTTTGATCGTGCTCGCTGATGTCTCGTCGGTGGCCCCGGCACTCTTCTCCAATGCCGCGATGTATGCGACCAAGCCCTCCTTTGCATTCGTCAGAAGCATGGCACCGCGACCGGTCGCAGCGTTGTACTCTTCCAACTTCGCTTTCGCTTCGCCAAGCGTGAGATTCTGTTTGGCGAATTGGTTGGCCCAGACTTCCGTCTGCCGGTTCGTTGCCTCGATGGCCGACTTGAACAGGAGGAACCCGGTAGCTGCGATCCCGACGCCGACGGCGACCGCTGGCAGCGCAGCGGCCAGGAGCTCGGCTCCGCCGGCAACCTTGAGGATGCCGGAGGCCACTGATGCAGCGCCGATCCGCTCAAAACCAGTAGCGATGGCGAGCAGCAGGGTCGGCAGGAACGCTATCGCTTTGTAGGCGAGGAATGCGCCCAACAGCGCCGCCACGACTTCCTTGTTGTCCGCCAGGAATCCCAGGAGAGCTCTGAACACCTTCACAACTTGTAGGGCAGCCGGGAGCAGCACTTGGCCGATGGACGCAGCGATGTTGATGAACTCGGCTCGCAGGACACGGAGTTGGTTGGGAAGCGAGGTCCCGAGTGTTCGGGCGAAGTCGCCCTGTTGTTTCGTGGTGTCCTGAAGGATGATCGAATAGCGAGCCTGAATCTTCTGAGCGTCGGTAAGCTCCTCGCCCACGTTTGCCAGCCCAAGCCTGTACGCCTCGGTCTGCACGCGGGCCTCCGAGATGAAGACACCGAAGCGCCGCAAGGGCTCGGCTTCGCCCGACAGACCCGACCGCAAGCGCTCCAGCATTTCGCTTGGATCCTGGTTGTTGAACGATGCCATATCGCCGGCGAGCTTGGACATGGTGACGCTCATCTTGGCTGACGCACCTTCGGCGATGCGGGCCGAGTCGAACATCGCCCCGAACGATGAGGCACCCTCAAGTGCTTCAGCCTTGGCCAGTCCGAAACCTCTAGCCGCACTGCTGGCAAAGTTATTGACCGCCTTCACAGACTCGCCGAAGACCACGTTGGCCTTGTTCTGCGATTCCCCCAGATCGGCCGCAGCCTTGATCGCAACCGCGAAGCCGGCGACCACAGCTCCAGCGAGAGCCGTCTTGATGAGCGCGGCATTCTGAGTGACCGAGGATTTCAGACCAGAGACAGAAGCGTTGGTCTCCGCAACGCCCTTCTTTACGCCGCTGGAATCCGCGACGATCTTGAGGACAAGCGGCGGAATCGGCATCTACGCCTTCCTTGCCATGGCCGACAGCCAATCGGTGATATGAACGTGGCCTTCGGGTTCCCACTGAGGAAGGAAGTCGCCCGCCTTGTCGCTATCAGCCCGCTGCGCGGAGAGGATGGCCACGGCCCAATCAATATGCTGATGTATCAACAACGGGCCGATCTCCTCCTCCAGCGCTTCCCACTCGATGAGCTCACGCACCGACATCCTGCCCAGCTCGGCCACCGTTTTGTGAAGTGCAAGCGCTAGCCGGAATCTGAAGCGCCGCTCTGGGCTGGCCCGAAATCCGCCTTGATCGCCTCGGCACCCTCCTCATCCATTCCCGACAACCGCATAGCTACCTTGAACAGCTTGGACATCGTCGGCGCACCCTTGTTGCCGAGTGCTTCCGCATCGGCATCCGAGAAGATGCGCTCTCCGTCTTCGTTCACGATGACCTTGACCAAGAGTGAAGCCGTGAGGTCGGGAGTCCACGCGAAATCCCCGGTCTTCATGGTCTTGGCTACGTACTCGTCACGCTCGCTGGCCCGAAGTGCTCGGACGTAGAGTTTGGCACCACCCATTTCCCAGGGGACATCCACCGCCTCACGGGGTAGATCGTCCGACGCAAGGATCGCCGCCCGCTGTTCATCGCGATTCATCGGGGCGGCCTCGTCAATGAGGCATCAAGTTGCGGCCTGTGGACCCCTGCCTCCGTGTGCGCTCTGGCCTCGGCTTCATTGAACGTGTCCCAGGGTGGCTCGCACTTCTGACACACATACATCGTGTCATCTTGGCGCGTGAGAACATTCGGATAGCCGACCGCCTTGAAACCGGGTGGGGTCTTTGTCTCCTCAACCATTCAGTCCCCCTTACGGCAATGCCGACTCGACGACGCCCGGGCTCACGATCTTGAACCGAATCTCAAGGCCCAAGTTCGCCGTCCGGTCCGGCACGATCCTCGCGCCCAAGCCAGTACCCGTCGTCCGAAACTTTCGGTTCGACGGCGTGTGCTCGGCCTGGATGTACATGGTCGCGCCGTTGTCGGAGTCGGTCTTGAGGTTCGTGTGAGCGGTGTTCGCCGGGTCGTACTGGAGGGTCATGGTCACCTCGTCGCCCTCCTTCTGGCCAGCGCCGAAGTCCATCCATACGTCTCCGTAGGCGGATTGATCAAACGTCGCGTTCGTCCCACCGAGACCCGGGCTGACCTCCCGGATGTTGGGGATCGTCGCGAGTGTTACGAAGTCGGAAGCGGTAGCACGCTTCCAGACGGTGTCGGTCCCGCGATATTTCGCTATGACAATCGCCCCCTTTAGGCTATGGCCCTCACCGCATGATATTGCGTGAAGGCAGAATCGAATTGTTGGCGCTTGCGTGTTCCAAGCCAAGGCCAGAGCATCCAACACGCCCGATGAACTAAAGCTCGCGCACCAGTCGACCACTGGTACATGCGCGTGCCGTTACTCCCCTGGACGTATGTCACGATCGTGCTGACGTCTTGCAAACCAAGAGCTTGGGCGAATCGCGCAAGCGGTTCCCGGTCCTGCTGAGCCACGCTCATCCGCACGTGCGATGCCCCACGAACCACTCGGCAACCAACGTAGCCCTCACCATCGAAGAACCCAGCGGCCCACGCGAGCTCGTGACTATCAATTGGCGTAACGGGTCCATACCCAAGAGGGTTCCCACGAGCTCTCACAATTGCGACATCCCCGGTTCGCCTCCACCGCTGGTAATGCCGCGAACACAAACCACGGCCCCAACACCGCTCGCCACAATCGGCGACGCGGCAATGGTGCCGCTCTCTTCCCATTGCGCGGTCTCCTTTCGATCTCTGGGTCCCGACGGTCCCTTGCCGTCAGCAACCTCGCGCCGTTATTCAGTTATGGCAGACGGTACACTGCCACGGTCACGGTTGTTACGCCCGAATATGTAATCGAGATCAGGCCCGTGCCGGAGTTCAGCACCCGCTTGGTGTCGATGAGAATCCATCGTGCCGTGGCATTGGCCACCGTAACGGCCTGATCCGGGTTGAACGCAGTGGCACCGACCGGGGAAGTCGTGTTGGGATCGTCGATGGTAACCGTGATCGGCGAGCCGCCCCCGTTGTTCACAAACAGAGCAAACTGCCGGGAATCTCCCGCTGCCGGGGCGATCGTGTCACCACCACCAGCCGCAGCGGCCGTCGTATGCAGCGTTCCGGTCTGGACTAGGTCGTTGATGGTCAGTGCTGCCATCTACCCTCCCCTACCTTGTCGCGATCGTGAGAACCTCTTCGGCCAGGGTCCTGATGATGGGCTCCGATGCTTCCTTGGCCGGCCGAAGGAATGGCTGGGCCTTATGCCGCCGCGTACCGTATTCCTGATATCCGGCGTAGTCCGTGTCCACAACGACCTGACCGCCCTCTTCGCCGATGGATGCCTTCATATGGCCCGTCAACTCGGGGGCTTTCGCCTCGGCGATGGCGGCCACGATCGTTGCTGAGCGTTCCTCGATGACTTCACCAGCGAGCTCGACGCGAGGGATCAGCGACAGCAGCGCGGCCTGGACCTGAGCGAAGTTCCCGAAGACCTCAGCCATCTAACGCCTCCCTAGATCAACGTGACCGAGAGACCATTGGTCGTGTCGGTGAGTACCAGCGACGTGAACTCAACGGTCATCGGAGGACTACATGCGGGGTCGAATACGGCTGTAGCGGTAACCGAGTAGTCGGCCTTGCCATTCTGCACAGGGACTACGATTGATGTGGAGAACGAGGTCTTGTTTGCCGCCTGCGGATGGTTACCACCACCATTGATACAGTCCGCCGTTCCCGATAGGACCGCGACGATCTGGTCTTCATCCCCAAGGCCGGCCTCCTTAGCCGTCACCGTCACGGTGTTGTCCGATGTGGTGAAGGTGGGCGTCCCCACGAAGTGGGGACTGCCAGCCTGGGCCGGCAGTGCGAACACGCCGAGCATGAATCCGACTATCAGCGCAAGTACCAGCTTCCTCATCTGTCCTCCCATCATCTGACCAGCCCCCGCCTGAACCGCATCAGCATAGCCTTCTCGCTGTCCATTAGGAAGATTTGGGTGGCCCATCCGATCGCCTCGGGGGCAACGCCAAACTGCCCCTCCGCCGGTCCCTGTATCGCCCTGGCCGCGGACTCAATACAGATCGTTCGGAACACGGAAAACTCCGGATCGGTCTCGGCGTAACCATGCGAATAGGTCACGGTTGCCCCACTAGTCCAGGCCGAACCAGGAGCTGCTACGCTGCCCGAACGGATCCCTCGTGGTATTACGAAGAAGTCCGTCGTCGCGACCCCATCGACCAACACCTGCGACACCGCCGTCACCGGACGCTCCGGGAGGCTGAGGAAGGTCGACGCCGTGGGATAGCGCGTGACCACGTCGGCCGCCACGGCTGAGAGCGTCTGATGACAGAATCCTCGGATCTCCGCCGATGCCATCAGCAGGTGCGACTGGAAGCGTGCGAGATCATCCGGCATTGGTAGCCCGGTGAACTCGCAGAACTCCGTGGCGGTGGCGAACGGTCCGACCATCTAAATCAGGTGCCCGCGGACGTCAACTGGACCCACGTTGTCGTACCACTGACAACGGTGCTCCCGACCCCCGGAGCAGTCGGTGCTCCTGCCGCCGACGTGCCGGCGACCGTGCACCGGTAGACGATCCTA